GTTTACGTGTGACATCGTGAGTCCTGCAAACAAGGTCGATTACCTTATCTTCAAATGAATAGACATAGTTTTCTTCCTTTTCAAGAATCATACGTTGTAGTTCCTTCGCGTTTTCATTGGTGAACACGTTTAAAAACTCTCGGTAGTTCTTAATCCTGTAACGGTCAAGAAATTGTATTAAAGAATTACTCATCTTGACCTCCGTATGTTTCGTTGTAGTATTCATTTCCATCTTCAAATTCTTTACGACCGACACGGTTGTAAAAGTAATTGTAATTTCCATCATTCCATACTTCTACAATCTGCTTACGTTCCATTTGTAGTGCTTGTTCAATTAATATGTCAAAATCTTCCCATGTTACTTTACAGCATTGTGGGTCTCCATAAGATTCAAGTTGTTGTTTTAACCAATCTAACGCTGTTTGTTTACTCATCACCTTCGTTTTTAATTGTTCTTTTTTCACTTTCTAAAATTAGTTCTACGATTTCCTTTGAACTGATGCCAGTATACTTGCTTATCTTGGTAATGTCGCACACGTGCATTAACATTGGATAACGTGTCCATTTTTGCGCCTGTGGATAGCTGATGTTCATTGCTTTCGCAAGGCTCGGGGTAGTCCCGAACCAAGCGAAAACAAATAATTCCCATTTACTTTTCATCGTTTAACTTATCAATTAGGTTAATGATTGGGTTAAATAGTTCCGCTATGTGCGGATCGTACGAGTGTTCCTTTTGTTGTGCTAAAGTACACTTTAAGATTTGCTCTAATTTGTTGTTCATAATAAGGGTTTTAAAATTTTAATTGTTTCAATCATTCAAAATGGTAAGTCGCCTGCATCCATTTTAGAGTTACTATTTGCGCTATCTTTCGCATCATCAGTTAAACCAATACCAGTCAAAAGATACTTTTCGAATAGTTGAGCAACCTCAATAACTTTCGCAGGATTGTCGCTATGGTTCATATCAACAGAAGCCTTCAAAGCTACTGCACGTGCGATAGATTCTTCTTTGTCCTTTGAGTTGTTCGCTTGGTAGTTGCTACCTGTTGAACTCGGAGTAAATGAACGTTGTTCCTGTACCCACTTGATTTTGTGACCGCGCCCACTTGGAGTGATTTCGTAATTCTTCGTGTCACCAACCGCGAAGGGTGGTTGTTGGGATTTAGAAAACACCGTACCGGTATCTCCGTTCTCCATTGTAACTTCAAACTTGAACATATCGTTCCAAGTTCCCGCGCCTTGCACGTGTGTGATTTTTGATGTAGCCATCGTTTTTATTTATTTAATTGTTAAATTGTTTTCGGTATCAGTTGATCCTATTGCCCAAAATTCATCTTTCATTATTGGATGATGTTTTGCGTGGTTATCTATACACTTGTCGCACCATTCTTGGTAATCTTCGATGCTGGTGTAAACAACATATAGTTCGCTTTCGTAGTGAATCTCGGAACACTTCTCGCAACGTTCGCCATCAAAGATACTTGTTGGGGGGTTTATGTTATCGTACATATGTTCTTTCAGTTAATAGGTCTTCCATTCTTTCAAGTGGGCTACGCGGTACACTATTCGCGATGTGTTGAGCCAGTGCGTTGTAATCGAGTTGTTCGGTTGGATAACTTGACGATTGAACGCATACAAACTTTTTGGGATAACTTAAATCTAATTTCATAGTGCGCGATGATTGGGTTTTTTTACTGCGTTTAAAGTTGATTCTAATTCTTCAGGTGTGAATACATCGTTAGCATATTGCTTAACGTATCTTTCAACCGCTAACTTCACAATAATAACTTCGGTTGATGTCAGTTCTAATCTCCAAAACTTTTCCATAATTAAGCAATTTCAAAGATATAGATTTCACTTCTAAAAGGCGAAGTAGCGGGTACTTCTAAATCATAAGCATAACCGAACCCATCTTGATCCTCATTGTAAGTAAGGCTCATTTCGTCAGCGTGTCGGTGAACTGATTGATTTGCTAGTTCTAATGTTGGGAAGTCAAACACCTTCGCTTGAGTTCCTGATTCGTGGATAATTACTTGGTACATATTTGTTGTTTTTAAGTTGTTTGCTAATTTAAGTTATGCGTTGAATAGTCGCATCCCTATTTTGATTTATTTTACTTCTACAAATACACAAGAATAGTCACACTCTAAATCGTATTCACATTCTACTTGCGCATTCATTCCGAAATACTTTGCAATTCTTTGCATTGCTGCTTGGTTGTCACCTTCAAAGTGGAAAGTAAATGATTTCTCACCTCTGATTGTAAAGTCAACTGCGATTCCTGCGATTTGTGAAATTACACTCTTAACCATTTCAATTTTTGCGTTTTTCATTTGTTCTTTGTTTTTGTTCTTTGCAAATATATATACATTTCTTTCTTCATTCCAAATAAATTTTAAAGAAAAATAAAACTTTTTTCATTTTTGTTGATTTTACGCGGGTTTCGGAAGGTCATTAAATAGTAATTTAGATCCATTCTAAATAGTAGATGAAGCAAAAGATAGTCAATTCATTAAAACCGAGAGCGAAAAAACCCTATTCGGGTGAGGCGGGTGTGCAAATTGCGGTGATTCAGTACCTAAAAGTCGCTTATCCTACTGCTATTTACTGCGCTTCAGCAGGTGGTATGTTCACAAGTATGAAACAAGCTATCAAAATGAAGGCGACTGGATATGTAAAAGGGTTTCCCGACTTACAAATCTGCGAACCAAATGAAAAATACCACGGGCTATTCATTGAATTAAAGACCGAGAAAGGCGTAGTGAGTAAGGAACAAAAGGAATGGATCAAACAACTAAACAAAAGGGGTTATTATGCGTCTATATGTAAAGGATTCGATGAGGCGCAAAAGATTATAGATGGTTATTTCGCAGGAACAATATAACAAGTACCGAGAGTTCGCAAGGAACTTGACAAAATCTTCTTTTGAAGGGGATGAACTTTTGCACTCTACACTTTTAAACATCCTCGAAACTGATACATCCAAGATAAACGACATTGACTCGTATATCATTTGTTCGCTAAAGTGGGAATATATCCGACCACGTACACGATACAAGAAGTTAATTGGTGACTTCCAAGCGAATTGGACAGACCTTGAACCGCATCAATTCGAAGTTGAACTAAACAACAACCGCGAAACGTGGATAGGTTCACGACTAACCAATGAGCAACTTGACATCCTAATGAGCCGCTTACCATTCTTTGAACGTGAGGTATTCAATTTATACGTTATGAATGGTTTTAGTTACCGAGAGTTGTCCAATGAAACTGGCATACCTGTATCTTATTTATACGACACGGTCAAACGTGCCAAAGAAGAAATAAAAAAATGTATCAAATATGACGAATAGAGATATGTATGAATATCGGATGGGAATCTGCAAAGCCTGTCCAATCTTTAACCACACAACCCGAACCTGTGGAACGGCATTGTCTAAATTAAATCCATTCAATGAATGGCAAGAAATGAATGGGGTTCGCTTTAAGCCATGTGGTTGTTTTATGGACGTAAAGGCTCGGATGGCACTTCAGGAATGTCCTGCTAAAATGTGGACAGCGCAAACTGACAATGACACAATCGAAGAGGCAAAGGAATTAATTGCTACCATTAAGAAATCGGGAGTGGTTACCGGTGAACAACGATCCGTATTAGGCAAACTTAAGGCAATCATTAACGGAGACACAAAGCCTATTAAGTTGAGACATTGTATTGGTTGCGTGACCAAGATAGTTGATGAATTAACTCACCAACTGAAACGCGAAGATTCAGAGTTGTTATTAGATACAAATGAAGTCGAACAACCACAACCAAAAAAACGTGGAAGAAAACGAAGAACTGAATGAGCCTGCTACATTTCTTTTTTATGTCGTATTTAACGACCGTATTACTACATATTGGATTCTTCCTGACGCTAATGCGCTATCACTGCATTCGTTTCACAACTGAAAACATAGTAGGAATGCTATTCACATCTCTAACCTTTCCGCTATGGTGGTTTGGTGTGTTGAAGAATCGTGAATAAATATTAAGGCAACCGATTGTATTTTAGTGCATCTTTGTTTCGTGGACATTAGCACTAAATATATTTGTTTTTCATACAGATTCCGTTGGGGGCAGTCCACATCCCCTTCGGAATTTTGTTTTTATATTGAATGAGTTATTTAAAATTACTTCCTTTTGGCATAGGGGAATGCAACAGCTACACTTGCGATACTTCAACGCTTGGATCGTGTAAAATTTTAAATGATTCTTTTTTCGGGGGACTTTTTTCTTTTCTTTCTTTTTGTCCTTTTTCTTTCTTTTCTTTTTGAAAATAGTTTATTAAATACAATATATAAGTTATGTTAGGTGTATTAAGATTAGAATGTGATAATCAATGGTATGTTCATTGGAATAACTATTGTACAGTTCAAATGATAGATGAAAGTATAGATACTTCATATTTTAAAAGTGGTAGTCTAATTGAATTTGAAATAAAATTAGCATCACATGAAGTATTTACTATAAATAGTTCAAATAAACATAGAGCGTTTCCTTTAAGATTTATATTAAATTAATACTATGAATAATTATTCAGTAACTTTTTTTTATGGTCAAAATGACAATCAAAGAGTGATTGAAATTTATGATGTAAAAACTATCGCATATGATAAAGATGTGGTGTATTTTTTTGGAGAGGATGATAAACCCAAATTTATACTAAAGCATGATAAATATTTTATTGGTAAAATATGATAATACTTCCAGCACAAATCGAATCTATCAAAAGTCGTAAAGACCGAACTACTGCTATTGTAATAGGCACTAATGAACTTACTCCCGACCAAGCGGGGCAAATATTCAGCCTTCAAAATTCGTTTGTCTATTGCGCTCTAAAAGAAGAGGAATTTGCGTCTAAAGAAAAGGAGATAATAGATGAGCTAAAAGCCGACTTTGAGATAGAAAAGAAAAGCAATGGGCAACGATTAAGGAATGTGCTGTATAAATTGTGGGAGCAGGATAAAGAAGGGTTCTTAACCTTTGCAAAGTATTACGACCATAAGATGGAGCAACTAATTAACCACTTTAAAACTAAACTCGATGTTTAAAAAGTGTTTTACTTGTAGTTATAAATTACCATTATTTATGTTTAGTGAGGATCGTAGACCATACAAACGAGAACACGACAAAGGAAAGGTTAAGTGTTGCAGGATGTGTAATTATAAGAGATGGTCAAAATTACGTGAAGATTGGTTTTGTAATGTTGAGACAAATAAATTTGAGTTGGTGAAATTCAATAGTAAATTAGACATATTAAAAAGAGTATTACGATGAAGAAACAAGTAGAACAAGTAAAAGAGTTTCGAACTGCGTTTGGCTTATCTAACAACGTACACGACTGCGACAAAGAACTTCATCAAGCACTGGTTACCGAGGAACTTGAAGAGATGATCCAAGCCAATAATCACGTTGAGATTGCTGATGCTATCATTGACCAAATGTATTTGCTTATCGGTTATGCCTGTAACCTACAAATTGAGGACAAACTTGAAGCCCTATTCGATGAAGTACACCGTTCTAATATGTCGAAGTTAGATAAGGAAGGAAAGCCTATTTACCGTGCTGATGGAAAGGTTATGAAAAGTGAGTTGTACTTTAAGCCAAACCTCAAAAACATTTTGTTAAATTGTTAATATCAATAGTTATCAACTATGGCATTTAAAAAAGGCGAAAGCGGAAACCCCAACGGACGACCTCACGGCGCGAAGTCCGAAAAAACTTTACAATGGGAGGCACTCGGTGAATCGATTACAGGACAACAAGCGGAGCAGTTCAACGCGTTCTTGGATAAGTTATGGAAGTCACGTGATGACCAAGATAAGATGATTGCTTCCGAGTTGTATTTAAAGACACTTGAATACTTTAAACCTAAACAGGCAAGGAATACAATAGTTGGCGATGCGGATGCGCCAGTACAAATTATTATATCTGATAAGTTATGATTACTAAAAAGAGCCTTTTAAAAATGGTTGAGATAACCGATTATAAAAGTGAGAAAGTGGAGTATGATGGAAGGCAATGGATTAAAATATCTTGCATTATGGATGGGTGGTATAGCTATTGGCTAAACACACCAGCATATGATGAAAATCAAAAATTAAAAACAAAACGTCAATTAATTGAAAAGATTAAAATTGAATTTTTAGGTGGTTTGTTATTAGGTGCAATTTCTGAAAAATGCCATAAACAATGAAGGCGGTAATTGAGTTCGACTTGAATGATGAAATGGATGTACTAACTCACAAAAGGTTTATGTCCATTGATTCGGTTTACTACGTGCTATGGCAGTTCACCGAAGAGATGAGAAGACAGGTTAAGTATAACACCGAAAACTACAATGGCGACCAATTAGAGGCAATTGAAAAACTACGTGAGACATTTAATGAGTTACTAATAAATAATCAAATATCTTTAGACTGATGGAAGAACAACGCGAACAACAAATGCACCACACTTACCGCTTATGCGTAATGTTTGGTATGTGGCTACAACAACCACCACAAAGAAAGAGGTTGGCTAAAGGATCAATGACTGACCTATTCCAAGAATGGATTGAGTTAATAAGTAATCAACTTGGTGATGAGTAAAGTAAAACTTACCCTTGACTATTCAACTATAACGGTGAAACAATACGTTGACTTCCTTACCAACGAAGGCAATGAGATTGGACAGGTGTCCGCAATTATGGGACAACCGAAGGACTACGTTAGACAACTTTCACCCGAGGATATAACAAAGGTCATTGAGGCTTTCAAATCGGTTATTGAGAATCCTGTAGCAGAACACAAGTACAAATGGAATAAGTTTGGGTTTGTTCCGGATATCAATAAGATTTCTTTTGGCGAATGGTTAGACCTTGAGAGTAACTGCAAGGACTTTCCCAAGAACCTCAATAAGATACTATCAATCCTTTACCGACCTATCCACTCCGAGATTGGTTCAAAGTACAAAATTGAGCCATACACCGCAGAACATTTAGCCAATGCGAAGGTGTTTGATGATATGCCTTTATCAATCGCAAATGGTGCGTTGGTTTTTTTTTCGAATATCGAAAACGAATTGTTGACTCGTTCCCTAGAGTATTTAGATACAACGATGATGATGGAGATGGAGAAGGCGATAGCGATGATGAAGGAAGCGGTGGCGCAACAAACGACTTGAGTGAACGTTACGGATGGTTTCACGTAATCGAAGAATTAGCGGATCGTGATGTAACCAAGTTCGACACAATAACCGAAACACAAGCCAGTACCATATTCGCTCACCTATCTTATCGAATAGATTATTTTTCTTTTCAAAAGCAACTCCTAAAAAAGTAACCATTTGCGTCTTTGATATATATGGCAACAGCATCTTCACTTTACACCTATAATGTCGTGGTAAGCAAGTTTCAGCAATTTGCAGAACAACACGCGTTAATAAGAAGGTTCACACACGGACAAATCGCACAGGCTGACCTTGAAAAGGAAACGGAATATCCTTGGATGCACGTTACACCAACTGGAATAAGTTTCGACAAAGGACAACTTTCGTACACCTTTGATGTTTTCTTTGCTGACCTTCCGAGAGATAAGGACGAAAAAACCGAATATCAAAAACAAGCTATTAGTGATTGCATATTGTTGGCTTCCGATTTCGTGAATATGCTTGAGTTAGGTCACATATTCGATGAATCGGTAGTATTGACTACACCAATAAGCGGAAGTCCTTTCGTTGAGGAATTTAGCCACGTTTTAACGGGTGTTCAATTATCTATTGAGTTAGCGGTTGACTATTTGTGGGATGCTTGTGATATTCCTTATATCGGAGACTAATGGCTAAAAAAGTTCAATATACAACCAATACACCAAGTTCAACCACTGACTATTTAGCGGCTGACAATACTTGGAAGGCTATGACAGGTGGCGGTGGTGGTGTGCCTTATACAGGTGCGACTGCTGATGTTGATTTAGGAACTCATTCACTAACTGCGGACAGCATTGGAATAGGAACAACTGCAGGGTCTGAAAAGTTACACATAGACGGTGGAGCATCCACGACACGCGTTAAAATTGATGCGGATAATGGAGTAAGTAGAATTTTGTCATTTAGGACAGATGATGTACAACGTTGGGCATTGCGTGTGGATGGAACTGAATCGGGTTCAAATAGCGGTGCTGATTTTCAAGTTCGTAGGTATAACGATGCAGGTGCTCACATAGACAATCCAATAGCTATTAATCGCGCAACGGGCAACGTAACCACTAATACAATCAATGGGGCAACTGCTACCGAAGTGAGTTATTTGAGTGGGGTTACAAGTGGTATTCAAGGACAACTTGATTCAAAGGTTAGCACCTCACAATCTCAATTCTTTATTGTCGGGGCTGCAACTGGTTTAGGTGCAGGTTTAACGCGTTACGGAAACATAGCGGGGTCAACTGCTGAATCTCAAGTAAGATTGCCATTAGCTTCTGCTTGTACTATAAGCCATTTGTATGTTAGGACAACCGCGACAATGAACGCAAGTGCATCATTAGCGGTAACATTATTTAAGAATGGATCGTCAACCGCGTTAACTTTAACCATCGCAGGGGGTTCGGTTGCGGGTACTTATTCCAATACCGCGAACTCGGTAACCTTTGCCGCAGGTGATGGTTGGACATTGCAATATGTAAACGCAGGTAGCGCGACTGCTGCGGCAACTTCAGGACAATCAGTAAAGATAACCATATGAGATACGTAATAAATGAACTTGACGAAGGTGTGACAATGATACACGTGTTAGAGCAAAATGTTTTCTTTGCGTGGGATGAAAGTGTTGAATACGATTCTTTTCGCGTTGCACTAAATGACAAAGGGATAGAAGCCTTTGTTGATTTGCTTATTCAGGATGCCAACACCGCTTATACAACTTTCATAAATGGCTAATAGTCCTTTAAATGATTTAATCAATCAGTTCGGTGCGGACGTTGTTGAGAAGGCAATGCAGAATCTCGGTGCATATCGTACCGTTAAAGGAAAGAAACGCAGGGCGGTTGCAAGTGACAACTTAAGAAAGTCATTAGGCTTTTATTACAACTCAAAGAAAGGACTTCTTGAATTCTTCGCCAAAGGTCAACCTTCCAAATATGCCGACTTTGTAGAACAAGGGGTAAATGGTACGCGTGGGAATGTAGGTTCTCCTTATTCGTTTAAGAGTGGTGGAAGCGGTGGGCAGAAAGTTGATGGAATGGGTGTAATGCAAAAGGCTATTTACGATTGGATGTCAATTAAAGGCATTCGTCCACGTAATAAGAACGGAAGTTTCGCCACATTTAAAACACCAGAAGCCAAAGAGAATGCAAAAAAGGCAATGGCTTTTAATATCATGCGTTCAATCCGTAGGCGTGGAATACAACCATTGTTTTATTGGCGCGATGCTATCAATGATTTAGTGGATGTTTACGAACCACAATTTGCAGAGGCACTTGGTAAAGAAATTAAAATTGTAATTGAAGACAATTTACAAAAGAAAATAAAAGTATGATAACGACAAAAATAACAGGACTTTCGGCTCAGGGAAACGATGAGTTTACAGGTCTTGCATATAGTAATAATGATGTGGCATTAACCGTGTCATCCGATAACGTTGCTGAAGATGGATTTAAGTATATCTTTGAGGTAGTAAATCCAATAGATGGAGCGGAATATAAGTTCTACGTTTCACCAAATGCCGCGTTGAATGGGGTGTTTAACTTAAAGACAATATTCAACCAACTCACACCAACACCAATGGTTTATAATACAACCGATGTATTGGTTCATATTAGCGCGCCATTGAAATCGGATGTGTTAAACGTAAATAATTTTAGAGTTCGTTGTTACGAAGGTTGGAATATTGCAGGAGTATTTACCGAGGATGATAGTTTAATAATCAATTACCAACTAATGTGCGTGTATGGTAGTGGTAAACAGAACTTCATTGTAATGGGTACCAACGACACAAAGCCATTAGCATTATCACAAGCCTACGACAATTCACTTGGGTTTAATGATGGGTTAGTATCACAAGCAATTAACCTTCCTGCATCACTTCAAAGTGAGGTAATCAACTGGCAAAAGATATCAAGGTCAAATGTAGCAGGTCAAGAGGATAGCGCCTACCGAATCTTATCTTGGATTGCAGATGATTCAGCATTTTTAAATGAGAACTATCCGTTCTTAACCATTGACAACTTTCTTTTTGAGTTGTATAATGAAAGCGGAACTATCATAAGTACGTTTAGCATTGCATTCGAATTAGGTAGTGCTACGTTGTACCATTTACCAACGGGATTAAAGAACCTTGTTAATGGTGGATATGTGGATCAATCAACTGCAGACAATACCGCTTATTGGACTTTGGTAGGTGTTGATGTAGATGACAACGAGATAACCGCAAAATATGGCTATTGGATTGAGAGTGATTGTAAGTACAATCCGGTACATTTGTATTGGCTCAATCAAATAGGCGGTTGGGATAGTTACTCTTTTATTAAGAAAAATGAGAGATCCATCGAAGTAGAAAAGAAACGATACAAGCAATATTTAGGCGACTACAATAATGCGACAACGGATAACCCATTTAGCACCGAGGCTTTCTCACGTTCACTAACCGAGCGCGAACCTATCGTTAAAACCTTTTTGAACTTAAATTCAAATTGGCTTACCGAAAGTGAGTTCAAGTATATGAAGGACTTATTTAGGTCTAAATCCGTTTGGATGGTTGACGATAACGTAGATGGTTACTCGGTTGTTCCTGTTGTAGTTGAAGATAACAACTACTTAATGCGTAGAGAAAGAAATTCACGCAAGTATAACCAAACATTGCGCCTTCAAATTGCAAACGATAACGAAACGTTGAACATTGAGAATACACCTTTCCCGATTCCTTCACCTGTGGCTTGTAGTTATTACACCACATTCGGCTTAATTACGGGTTCTTCTCCGTTGTCTTTGGGTGCAAATTTTGGTAATGCTGCAAACATTGTTGTAACAAATGCCACAAGCGGAAGGTACATTCAAGTTAGTGTTTTAAACTCATTGTCCGAAACACCGATTGCAGGGGAAACTTACTACGTGCGCGTAGATTACACCTTTAATTGTCCATCTAACTTTGTTAGCGCAGGACGAATAGCACTTGGTGACCAACTTACAGGTGGTGGATCAACTACAAGTTTAAATGGATTGCAATCTTTTGGAACTCCAATAATCGCGACTGGTGTTTGGGGTACACACACGACAACTTCAAACAACTACTTTAGATTGACACTTCCGACTTGGTCGGGTGGTGCAACGGTAACGGGTAATATTTATGTAACGGTTGGTTTTGGTAATTGTCCTTAATAGCAACAAATGGAAACAGCACTTATAATTTATAGTCAAGGCGACAATGTACCAACATTAGTTGACCTTTATGAAAACGAGACGATTGCACTACAATTCAACTTTAGTGATATCAAAGATTTGAAACCGCGTGGATCCTATTCACGTACTTTTCGCATTCCTGCGAGTGAAACTAACAGCAAGATATTTGGGTTCATTCAGGAAAACACTTACCAATTCGCATCGTTTAATCCCAAGCGAAAACTGAACGCAATTATCACGGTTGACACAATTCCTATCTTGGAGGGTAACTGCCAATTCAAGGCTTGTTATACTTCTAACGGTGAGGTGAGCGAGTATGAGATTGTGTTCTTTGGTAACGTGGTTGACTTCTTTAAGAACATTGGCGACAATGATTTCAAAGGTTATATTTCAACACAACTTCAAACGGACTACAACTACGTTGTTGAATATGACAGTATCGCAACCTTTAATGCTGAAACGGATATTTACTTAAGTCTAACCGATAGGGGGCAAAATTGGGTTAACAATGTTGAAGGTGGAAGGTCAATAAATACGTTGAATGTAAATAGAGTTGCAAAGGCTGCGGAACTTACACCATTTGTATCAGCTCGGTATATCTTCGATAAGATTATTGATTTAAGTGGTTTCCAACTTGGAGATAACTCGGCTACACTAACTGATGAACTTGACTTTATGTATGTTCCGTGGATAAGTGAATCCGCACAAATACAACAAGTTGGTGGTAATCCTGAAACTGCAAAGTTTTTATTGAATGGATATACAGGTAGTTCAAGTATTACAAGTGGTGACTTTGCGGATGAACTTTTTTATAATGCTATCAATTACAAGGTAGCACATTTACCCGCGTTAAATGAAGCGCAAGACCCAGGCGGAAACGTTGCAGGAAACGTGTATACAGTACCTTTCAATGGTTACTTCCAAATTACTGCATCGATTGAATTAGAAGTTATACCCGCTTCGGTTGGTGACTTTTATGCCAACGGTTTAACACTTGGATTTGTACGCACATTCCCGACAGGTGAAAAAGAATTGTTGTTAAATATGGGGTTTGTATTATGTTACACTTATGGCTCAAGCGCGAATCTTGTTCCGTTGGTAAATACACCAATTTCAACCAACACGGGTAATGCTACGCAGTTTTTAAATGAGGGTGACACAATCGAGGTTATATTATGGGGTGATGATGGAATAGTTACATCATTAAACAACTTTCAGGGTGACTTCCAAATAAATGAAATTGTATTTCAATGCCAAGAAATTAGTAAGCCATTATACGGAAACGTAATTGATTGGAGTGCGAATGCACCAATTATGAAATGTAGTGAGTTCATTGATTCGCTTTTCAAAATGTATAACTTGGTGGTTGTTCCTAACAAGGTGAACCAAAAGATTATTGATTTAATACCATTCACCGAGTATATCTCGCAAGGTGTTTCCAAAGATTGGACTACATTACTTGACATTAGTAAGGACATAACACTAACCGCAACAACTGATTATCAAGCGCGTAAAAATACGTGGACTTATAAGTCAAGTTCCGACCTATTCAACAACGTTTACAACACGCAAGGTAATCGCGTTTATGGTAGGTTGGAATTAATTGATCCACAAAACGACTTTGCAACTGAAGAACAAAAGATTGAAGTTCATTTTGGCTCAACTCCTATCGTTCCTGTGAATGGTACTACATATGCCATCCCTAAATTCGTAAACGACCAGTATAGTTACACCGCACCTAATCCACGTATCTTGTATAAGACAGGAGAAACGATGAAGTTTAACGTGTACAATGATACAACAAGTGGTATAAACCAAGTTACCGCGTTTATGTTCAGTCATTACTCGGACTTTGTACCTACTATTACTTCACGCGATTTAAACTTTGGTCAGGAAACACCATTGTGTCTTGTTAGTTCAATACCCTACAAAACACTTTACGCGCGTTATTGGAACGAATATATCGAAAATATTTACGCACCTGATGCGCGTGTATTAGAGGCTTTCTTTTCGCTTGAATTTGCGGACATTTATAACTTCAATTTCAATGATAAGATATTCATTAAAGATTCTTATTGGAGAATCTTGTCGATTAGTGACTACGTTGTAGGCACACAAGACACGGTAAAGGTTACTTTGATTAAACAAGTAACTGCAACTCCCGATTGTCTTTTAACACCAACAGGTATTAGCGAATTTGGAGCGGTTTTATTTGAGGATGTAGATGGTAATCCTGCGGATGCTACTGAAGTTTGTTGCGATGTCTTTAATTACAACTGGATTGATGGCGGTTGTTATGCATTTAGTCGCGATTCCGATGGTACTGGTAAGCCGAAAAGTTTACAATTAAGTACCGAAAGAATTTTGAGTTACGATTCAAACGAGAAAAGCGCACTTGTTGTATCTGATAACAACTTTGTTGGGGTAGGTAATAGCAACTCAATTATAATAGGTAGTAATAACCGCGTTAACGATGGATTCAATTCCGTATTTGTTATGGGTTCAAATGCCAATGTAATTAACGGAGGTGCAACCATTGGAAGCAATGGAGTTTATCAGGGTGAAATGCAAAACGGATTGATTCCTGTATGGGGAAAAGGTGACTTTACCAACGATACAACAGCAATTACTTTGTTGGCTTATGGTTCAACTTATATCAATATGCCAGATGATTCTGTTTGGTTGGTCAAATTGCGTTTGATGGTTGGGCAAGTTGGTGCGGTAATAGATGCATCAGTAAGCGGTGAATACAACTTACACGTTGTTCAAAGTGGCGGTGTCTTATCTCTTAAGAACGTGACCACAATAGACGAAACTGCTATTGACATAGATGGCAACTTTGTAATTGATTTGGATATTGTAGGTAGTACATTCGCCATTACGGTAACATTAGACAACTCAACTGCTTATCCCTACAATGTCATCAATATAAGCGGACAATTAACTTACACACAATATCACTATGAATAACCCACACGACACATTTAAAAACATTAAAGAAATGTTGAAACATGGAATAGGTAAAGACCTACCGAGCAAAGAAAATAAGTTGTCAATTTTTACAACTAACCTCATAAATTTCGTGATTTCTGCGTCTTTAATTATAGGCATCATTTACCTCATTAAATTGTTATTCTAATGGCTACGCAAAAGACAGTTGTCGAAATTGATATACAAGGAACGGAACGCGTTGAATCAATGCGTTCTCAAATGCGTAGGTTACGCGAAGAGTTAGCGCGACTTCCTGAAGGCTCTGCAGAGTTTCAAAAAGTACAAAGAGAATTAGGAGGTTTAAAAGACAAAATGGATGACCTAGGTAGGTCGGTTAATACTTTGTCGGGTGATCCGTTAGAAAGATTAAATACATCATTTAGTACAATAGGTAGTTCATTGATGTCTTTGGATTTCGGTGCTGCAGTTCAAGGTCTTGACGGTATGGCTTCAGCGGTTAAAGATATCAAAATGGATGATATCGTTGGTGGCATTCAATCATTAGGAACTGCATTCGTAAATCTTGGTAAGTCACTACTTACAAATCCTATATTTTTAGTCGCGGCGACATTAACCGCAGTTGGTTTAGCATTGTACGAGTATGGTCAAACAATGCCTTTTGTAACGGATGAAACAAAGAAACTTGCACAAGCTACACACGATGCAACTGCTGAAAGCGAAAAGGCATTAAAGGCATTTGATTTAGAGGAAAGAAAGTTACGCGCGTTGGGTGCTGCAGAACAAGACATCATCAAAATAAGAAAGCAAAAGACAAAGGAAACTTTAAAGGCATCCGTTGAAGAATTAAAAGCCCAACAAAAGCAATTAGAGGAATTACAAAAGTCAGCAGATGCAAGTCAAAAAAGAATAGCCAGTACCGTTATGGGTGGGGGTATGGTTACCCTTATGCAAACAGGTATTGAAAAACTTGGACAAGCGTTTGGAATGGTTGCGAGTGATGAACAAGTAGCAGACCAAACTAAAAACATTGATGACTTAAAAAACAAAATAGCAGAGTATGAAGTTCAAATTTTAGAACTTGACAAGAAAGAAAAAGACATTGTTCAACAAAAACAAGAAAGACAAAGCGCACAAGCAAAACAAGAAGAAAAACAATTAATAGATAGGAAAAAAGCATTAGAAGATTTCAATAAAGACCAAGAAGCTGCTGATGCTGAATTTGCAGAACAAACTGCAAAAACTGCTGCTGAAAATGTAGATAAATCAAATGCAGATGCTGTTGAGTCATATAGGAAATCTTTAGAAGATAAATCAGCATACACAGACGAATACACTAAACTTCAAGCGCAAATAACGTTAGATAATGCAGATAAATTAGCGCAAGAATTATTAGATGGTGAAAAGGCTTTTCAAGATGCAAAATATGGAATTGCCGCAAATACAATAGGCGGTTTAATGGATTTGAATAGCGCGTTAGTTGATAGCGGTTTAATTGAAGCAAAGAAAGGATTTCAAATTGCCAAGACTTTAGGTATTGCTCAAACTATTATGTCAACTATTGAGGGTGCACAAAATTCATTTAAAACAGCAGCGGGAAGCCCTATTGCTAAAGTGTTTCCTGCTTATCCATTTATACAAGCGGGTATAGCAACCGCAGCAGGTTTGGCAAAAGTTGCATCTATTAGAGCGCAAAAATTCAATGGTGGACCAAGTCCATCCACAAGTTCGGGTGGTGGCGGTGGTGGTGGTTCAATGGGTGGTAGCACTTCAGCCCCTTCTGTTGACCTATCATTTTTAAATCAAGGTAGTAATAAAGCACAACCTTTACAAGCCTACGTATTAGCTACAAATGTTAGTTCGGCTCAAGAAGCGGAACAAAAAATAAAAGACCAATCAAAAATAATAAAGTAAAAATGGAAGAAGTAAAAGTAATCGAATACACAATAGATGACAGCGGTTATCTTGGAGTAAACGCAATCTCATTAGTAGAAAATCCTGCAATCGAAGTTGACTTTGTTGCGTTATCAAAGACATCAATAAAACAAGCGGCAATAGAGGAAGGTGAACGCAAGATGTTGTACGGTGCGGTGATGATTCCCGACCAACTTATCTACCGCGTTAATGGTGCGGGTGAGGCTTACTATTGCAAATACTCAAAGGACACAATTAACAAGATAGCGCAAGAGTATCTTAAGCGCAATATGCACCACAATTCTAACCTTGAGCATCAAGTTCCTGTAGCAGGTTGTGTTGTAGTTGAATCGTGGATCAAAGAAGGCGAACACGATAAGAGCCAAAACTTTGGTTTCTCCTTTCCCGATGGAACGTGGTGCATAGGAATGAAAGTAGACAATGACGAAGTGTGGAGTGACATCAAACAAGGAAGTGTTAAAGGGTTTTCGCTTGAAGGTTTCTTTACTGAAATGAGTGAGGAATATTTAGCCGAACAAGAGATTGAGAAAATTATGAAGGCATTAGCCGACGAATTGAGCGCGTTGTAATAGATTACACCAGTGCAGGTGTATTGTTTACCCGACAAACAAAGAACCCCCTACGTTTAGGGGGTTTCTTCGTTGAACTTAAAAACAATTAGAAAAATGAACAAACATTACCCGAATGGGATGACACAAAAGTAAAAACAAATTTGAGTTTATGCGTCTATTATACAAAGTAATTATCAACACTATGAGTAAAGTTAACGAAATCGTTTCCAAGTACGCAGAGAAACTAAAGTCCTTTGGGGTTAGTTTGTCAGCAGTTGAGGAAGCGGTAGAGCAAAAACAAATGGCTATGGCTGTACTCGCTGATGGTACTGAAGTTTATTCCCCTGATGCTGAATTTGGTATTGGTTCGGAAATCTTTGTTATGGATGCAGAAGGAAATCCTATGCCTGCGCCCGATGGAGAACACGAAACCGCTGAAGGTAAAATCTTGGTTGTAACAGAAGGCAAAATCAGCGAAGTAAAAGAAAAGCCTATGGAAGAAGAACCAAAGGTTGAAGTTGAAATCGAAGAAGTTGAGCAATCATCTTTCGATGGAGTTTCACGCGAAGAGTTCGAAAACACTATCAACAAATTGATTGAAGGCTTTGAGGCTAAAATCAATGCGTTGAATGCTGAAAAGCAAAATCTATCTGCAACAATCGAGAAGATGTCTAAAGCACCTGCTACAGAAAGTGTGAAGAAGGCTTCTCCAGTTGCACAAAAACAAAGCGCAAACGAAGTTCCATTTAGAGCAATGGATGCAAGAAGTCGCGCATATCAATTAATTAATTCTAAAAAATAAAAAAATGGCAATTACAATTGGCGGTACATACGCAGGTGAATTAGCACTACCTTACATTCACGCTGCTTTATTAAGTGGTGACACTTTGGCAAAAGGTTACGTTACCTTGAAAGAAAACGTAAAATACAAAGCGGTTCTTAAGAAGTTGTCAAGCGGAAACTTGGTTCAAGATTTCACTTGTGATTTTTCGGATCCATCTCCATTGAGTTTGAACGAAGCAATCTTGGAAGTAACTGATTTGAAAGTTAATTTGGAAGTTTGTAAAACTGAGTTCGCAAAGGATTGGGAAGCAATGGCTACAGGTCGTGGATTTATCAACGATGTAATCCCTGCTAACTTCGCAGATTTCTTGATTGGTTACGCTGCATCTCAAGTTGCTCAAAACATCGAATTTACAATTTGGCAAGGTGATGTTACCGTAGGTTCTACTTATCCTGCATTTGATGGATTGGAAAAGAAAATCAAAGCGGTTACAACTTCAACTGAAACTGATTGGGCTACAATGGACATTGATAATGTTCTTGAGAATATTCAATCAGTTTTGGCTTTGTTGCCTGAGGCTTTGATTGGTAACCCTGATACAAAGGTTTATATGAACCGCGCTACTGCTCAGTTGTATCGTCAAAGAATCGCGAGAGAAGGTTATGCTTTCGAATACAACGCATTCAAAGAGTTCAATATGCAAGTTGATGGATATGACATTTATGTTTGTCCAGGTATGACTACAGGAACTATCATTGCTTCTAAAGTTGACAACTTGTTTGTTGGTGTTGATGCCAATAGCGACTTCGCTGAAGTTAAAGTTGTAGATATGTCTTTGACTGATGCTTCTGACCAAGTACGTATGGCAATGCGTTTCCGTGTAGGTACTCAAGTTGCTTTCGGAACTGATGTTGCTATCGGTTACATCGACTAATAAATAAACACAAGTAAAAAGGTGGGGGAATAAGTCCCCTGCCTTTTATTGTAAATAATAACAATAAAAAATAATAATATGGCTTGTGAATTAACCGCAGGATTTGCATTAGATTGCAAAGAGGGTGTAGGTGGTATTAAGGCTATCTTCTTGGCAAGTATGCCTGCCTTTTATGAAGGTGGTGTAGTTACTATTGATGCCACTTCTCAAGAAGTTGATGGATTACCAACTGCATCAGTTTATCAGTACGTACTTCCAAAGCATACTGGTTCCTTTACCGAAGAGGTACAAAGTTCGGTTGAAAATGGAACTATTTTCTACACTCAAACCGTTACCGCTACTTTCTTTAAGTTGACTGCTGCACGTAGAAAACAACTTGAGTTAGTTGCTAAAAATCGTCTTGTTGTTTTTGTACAAGATAACAACAATAATCTTTGGTTGGTTGGTAAGGTTGATGGCGCAGAAGTTACTGCAGCATCTACTGCAACTGGAACTGCTAAAGGTGACCTTAACGGGTATACAATTACTCTAACTGCTGAAGAAGCGAATAAAGCTTATCGTTTGGAATCTTATAATACAGAACCATTTGATAACTTCTCGACTATTTCAGTAGTTTACGGAAGTCTTTAATTTATATTTGTTTAAAGGATGAATTACCTTCAAACGAATACCGCATCGCAAACCCTTCTCCTTTCTTTAAAGGAGGGGGTTTTGCTTTTTGATACAACGTATACGGATTACTTACTTGTAATTCAAAACGAAATTACATTAGAAACTTACTATGTTATCCCCACTCAAATCAGCGAGAACGATAGGGTCACGACTTTGTCAATTAGTACAAATGACGATGATCCAACTAATGGTTCTATCTATGTTGTTAATGGTGGGCGGTATAACTTCATTATATATGGTCAAAACTCAACTACAAATCTTGACCCACAAAACGCGGTTGTGGTTGGTGAGATTAAAAGAGGGTTTATCCAAATGGAAACATTGATAAACTATTACGACCAACCTAATATTATAATTCCAAGTGACATCGAATACAATGGATAAAAACAAATCAATCGTTGACAGGTTTAGCGCAACTCAAGTTGAGTTAGCCAAGTACGTTAAAATCGAGCCTATTGAGTTTGAAGATAGGAAAGGTTGGGTGGCTTATGGTGAAGGTAATCACTTCCCTCAATACTTGATTGAACTATATAACACCTCACCGGTACACGGTGCGCTCGTAAATAGTATCGCGTTTATGATTGCAGGAAAAGAATTTACTGCTGCATCACAAGTAACCTTGCGCGAGATTCAACGATTGAAGTTAGATAAGGTCTTGCATTCAACTGCGTTAGATTTAAAGTTACACGGTGGATTCTATTGGGAAGTTATTTGGTCAATGGACAGAAGCACTATTGCACAAATAAACCACTTGCCATACGAGAACTGCCGATTGGCTTGTTCCGATGACAATGACGATGTGACTGGTGTTTGGTATTCACGCGATTGGAGTGATACACGTAAGAAGAAAAACAACCCTCATTACATTCCATTTTTTGACATAAATACCAAAGAGGAAAACCCGAAACAAGTAATGTTTCAACATTCGATGATGGTTGGAAGTGAGTATTATCCAAAGCCTGACTACATCGGTGCGATAAATGAGATTGAAAAACTACGTCAATTAAGCGAATATCAAGTTAACTTAATTCTAAATGGATTCTTTCCTTCGTTAATTGCATCATTTAACAACGGAATTCCGACACTTGAAGAGCAACGAATGATTAAAAATCAGTTGCAACAATCTATTCAAGGTGCTGAAAACGCAGGAAAGGTATTGACATTCTTTAACGAGGAACGTGACCGAGGTGTAGAGTTCACCGCGTTTCCTGTAGCAGATATGGATAAGCAATTTGAGTCGCTTGTAACACCTGCTATTGAGCAAATATTAGTAAGTCACCGCGTTACTTCACCGCTTCTTTTTGGTGTGCGTGATGGTGGCGGTTTAGGTAGTAACACCGATGAAATGAAGATAGCCTTTAGGTTGTTTTCTAAACAAGTAATTGATCCATTCCAAAGAATTATTTGTGATGGTGTAGATATGTTGTTACGTGCTATCGGTGTGCCTCAAGGTGCTGAAATAGTTGAGAATGATTTGTTCGAAGAAGATGTTGTTGTAAATGGCAACATATCACCAAGCCAGGACATCGCAAGTCAAGCATTGAATGGAGCGCAGATTTCCTCTTTACTTGAAATTATTACGCAAACAACTGCGAATGTGTTGACTTCAACAAGTGCGAAGGCTATAACTAAAGCGGCTTTCCCGATGTTATCGGATGTTGAAATCAATAACATTTTTGATAACTTAAGTAGTGTTCAATTACAACCTGCGGATGTATTGCAATCATCCGAAAAAAAAAAAGTTAAGCACGAACACAAAGAAGTTTCTAAAGTCTGTTGTTCATCAAACGATGATTTCACGGATGAAGAAGGAAAGCAATTCCTAAAGCAACTTGCCGAGTGTGGTGAGTTGATTGATTTAGACGAATGGGAACTTGTTGAAGAATGTGAGGTTGGTGATTACGATACTGAAGAAAACTTTACCAAAGTAAATCAGGCGCTCGATTCATATGCTGACCCTGACCAAAAGAGTAAACTTGATGCAGGACTTTATAAGGTGCGTTATCGTTATTCCACTTGGATAAGTGAAAAGTCACGCGAGTTTTGTCGTGAAATGGTACGACTTTCGAAGGGTGGAATTGTTTGGAGATACGAGGATATTCAGGAAATGAGTTCCGCAGGTGTTAACGGACAATTTGCTGAACAAGGAAAAACAACGTACAATATCTTCCGTTATAAAGGCGGTGTTAATTGTCATCATTTTTGGATGCGTGCAATTTACAAACGTAAAAGGCAAGGCGGTAAATTCTTACCTAACGAAGGGATGGATAATGAGGTAAAGATAGCGGTAAGAAAAGCGGAGAAAGAAGGCTTTTCGCCACTTGACACAACGGTAGGTTATCAGGATGCAAAGAAACCGATGAAGGACTTTCCAAATGGCGGTAGAATAAACTAAAAAAAATTGTAAATTATGGCAATCCCACAAGAAATACTTTTGATAAACGAAGAACTTTTAAAGAAGTACACTCCGTTAACTGATGCAGTTGATCCGAACTTAATTCGTCCGTGTATTTACGTGGCGCAAGATATGTACTTACAAAACTTTTTGGGTACTAACTTGACCAACAAATTGAAGGATGATGTTGCTAATGGCACTTTAGATAACCAGTACGAAACATTGTTAAATGAATATGTAATTAAGTTGCTTATTTGGTGGGTTATGGTTGAACTTTATCCATCGTTATTGTATAAACACGACAATGGAAACTTGGTAAGTAGACAAAGCGAAGACACAACACCTGTAACTAAAGGTGAAATGGAATCGTTAAAGGAAAAAGCGCGTGAGAATGCGAGGTTCTACACCAAGCGAATGGTTGATTATTTGCGTTTTAATACAAATCTTTTCCCTGAATATACCAACAATACGGACAATAACATATTTCCTGATATGAATCCGTATGGAAAGAGTAACTTTTTGATTTCGGATAGTTATAAAACACAAAGACAAAGATGGTCAATTCAAAACTTCCTACCACCTACGTATTGAAAAGAGAACAATACGAGAAAATGTTAAAAGTTTATCTTAAAAAACAACAAGCTAAAGTAAAAAAGAGTTGAAAGAGTTGATGTTTTTGAAAGGTAAGATTTGGTTTTTTGCTTGTCTTGCGGTATTCCTACCCATCAAGGAACTGATGTTAACCATTGGTTTCCTTGTTGGTGCGGATATGGTTGTTGGTATATGGAAGGCTTTAAAACTAAAGCAAAGAATCAGGTCACGCAGGATGTCCGATACTATCACAAAATTGTTGTTGTATCAAATTGCAATAATGAGCGGATTTCTTATTGAGACTTTCATCATTAGTGAGTTGATTCCTATTACAAAATTGGTTTCTACTGTTGTAGCTGTAATCGAATTTAAGTCAATCATTGAATCGATTGAGTCGGTTACTGGCAAAGACCTTTGGAGTAAGATTAAAACCATTATAGGTAGAAAGAGCGAAGATATAACCGATGCAATGACCGATGGAAAAGATAAGTAAATATGTGACCTATAAAGAAGTCACAAAAAGCAACCAAGCAACTGCGTTAAAGTTGGCTAACATTCCAAACTCGGAACAACTTAATAACTTACGTTTGGTATGTACTAAAATCTTTGATCCATTACGCGAACACTTCGGAATACCTATCGGTATAAGTAGCGGGTTTAGGTCGGTTGATTTAAATAGCAAAATCGGAGGGAGTAAATCATCACAACATTGTCAAGGAAAAGCATTAGATATTGATGGAGATATTTTCGGTGGCATAAGTAACAAATTAATTTTTGAATATATTAGAAAAAGTTGTATTTTCGACCAACTTATTTGGGAGTTCGGTAGTGAGAATCATCCCGATTGGGTTCACGTAAGTTACAACGAGGGAAAGAACAGAGGTCAAGTTTTACGTGCTGTTAAAATTGGCGGAAAAACTGTTTACCAACCTTTCTAAAATATGTCAAAAGAATCACCAAAAACAAAGTTAGCGCGTGAAGTTCGCGCCAAGTTTCCTAACACACCAACTCTAACACTTGCAAAGAAGTTAAGCAAAGAACATTTCGAAACTTTTTTAGGTGTTGAAGATGCGCGTGATACGTTACGCAGGATTGAGGGCAAAGGTGGCGGCAGAATGCCAAAAGATAAATCATTGGTAATTGAGAAAGATAGACCACGCAATCCATTTAAACTTCCGAAGTCGTATGCCAAAGGTCGCAAACATATTGACGTAAAAGGCAAAAAGATTCTTATTTTGTCCGATGTGCATATTCCATACCACGACATCGATGCGTTATCGGTTGCCATTGAAACGGGATTGAGCGAAGGTGTAGATACGGTTATCTTGAATGGTGATGCGTTGGACTGTCATATGATTAGTGACTTTGTTAAGGATCCAAAGAAGCGCAAATTTAAGGACGAACTTTACGCAATGCGAACATTTGTTTACGAGTTACGCCAAACGTTTCCAAATGCTGAAATAATTTATAAAGAAGGCAACCACGAAGAAAGGTATTGGAGATATATGCGCGTTAAAGCACCCGAACTATTCGACATTGATGCGTTTGATTTTGCTACACTTTGCCACTTGGATAAGTACGACATCAAATGGATTGAAGGAAAGAACAAAATTAACATCGGTGGGTTGTCGTTATTTCACGGTCACGAGTTCGGTAAGCAGTTCTTACCTTCAGTAAACGTAGCACGTGGGTTGTTTTTAAAGACAAAAGCAAATGCAATGTGTGGACATCATCACCAAACCGCAGAACATACCGAAAGAGATGTAAACGGAAAGGTCATAACCTGTTGGGGTGTGGGTTGCTTAAGTGAGTTGAGTCCCGATTATAACCCTTATTCAAAATACAATCACGGATTCGCAATTATAACCAGAGGCAATGGAAAAGAATTTCACGTTAAGAATTATCGCGTTAATGACGGTCGCATTTATTAGCGGCTTGTGTTGTAATTTTTGGAAAAATTCAGGCAAATCTACAGGGGTACAAATTGTCCCTATGTACGATACAATAATTGTATTAAAGGCAACCATTGACACGTTGGAAGTGGAACGGATCAAAACAAAAACGATTTATGAGAAACAAATTGATACTATTTATTTGCTTGATAGCATTGCCATTGATAGCGCATACGCAGGTGCAATTCAAAGGCTTCAGCAACTCGAAAGAACTGGATTCTTTAAGCATTGAACGTAGGCTTGTTGTACTTGGTGTAAAGTCACTTGACTATTACGTTCATTTAAACGACATCAATAGTCGTATTATCCGTACACAAAGTGAGGTTATTGTCTATAATGAGGGATATATAAGACAATTAGAGGGATTAAATAAGGGATTAAACGAGGGATTGAATGAGGAATTAAAAGCAAAAAAAAAGTGGCGCAAAGCCACTCTTTATTCAATCGGTTTAAATGCTATTTTTTTAGGCTCATTATACGTTTTAAGTAAATAGCCATGTCCAAGGCTTCTTCGTAAGCATGATGTAACCATTCTTTCTCCGATAGGTTCGCCTTATCAACGGTTGTTCCGTATTTAGCCCTTCCCATTTTCTCACGTGAGATAAGGTCTGTGATGACTTCTTTATAGACATCGGACTGGCAGTTGTCGTAATCGTGTGTTATATTCATTTTTTAAAGGTTTTTTCAAAATAATAATCTGCTGCGTTTGATATTTTTTTAAGTTCGGAATATGAAGGTTCATAGCATTCTGAATCATTGGACGAATTAAAACCAGCGACAAATGCCTCTTTTATTTCATCTTCAAATTGTTTTTGACAACTAATTATTTCACCATCCAACTTGTATTTATATGGAGGGTCAAAAGTGAAATGATGTCTATTCATTGCCTCTTTAAACTTTCCTATCAATTCATTTAGTGAGTTCATTCTATTTCAAGTTTTGGTTGGTTTTCTTTTGCATCTTGTATCAATTTAATCAGTTCGGGCAACATCCAGTATCCGTAGGTTGCCATTTCATAAGTGAAATCTTCAAGGTGTTTCGTGATGTCGGGTAAAGTAGCACCATCAGTTTCCCAAAGTGCGGTTATTGTCTTACCGTGTTCACGTTGAATCGACTCATTTAACCGCTTCATCAACATCTTCGTTTGGTGATTGTAAAACCATTTGATTGGTTCGCATTCATCACTCGCGTAAAGTGTCGCCTGTGTCCACATTAACAGGTTCAGCACCTTGATTTTTTCAAGGTCAGATTTAGATAGTTTGTTGTTCATAGTTCATCTTCAATTTCTTGTTTCAAAAGTTCCAAGGCATATCTTGCACCTTCAATAAACGCGAAGTATCGCGTGTTGTCCATTTGCTCACCGTTGTACATCGCGTACATTTCGGCTTTCATTTTAATCATTTTGTTTAGTTCCATAGTTGCAAATATATTAAAATAGTTTTAATTGTTTCATTGAAATGTAACCTTCCATTATTTTTTCTACATTGTCATCAATTATGTGAGCGAATTCAATCTCGCAAAATGTACCGCAGTCAGGTACAATAGGTGGTTCGTGGTTGCCTTCATTTATTCCGAGTTCATCCAAAAATTTGTTTTTAATACAACTATGTCCTGCTATTCTTTCTGCTTTTGCCATTCGTTCAAATTGATTTGGAAAGTGTTTGCGAACGTGATTCCAATAACCTTTGCCACCTTTAACGCACCCAATACAATTATTGTTGTGAAATCCTAACTCATACATTTTAGGTAATCGAATACCATTTAATAAAAGCAATTCAGCGCATTGTTGTTTTGTCATTTTTGCATCAATTAACGGATATAATGGTTTAGATTCTCCGTATTGTTGAGCAAATCGAATGGCGCGGTTTATTTCTTTTTTTGAATATTCAAAACCAAATATTTGTCCATCAAACTTGACTTCTTTTTCAATGGCTTTTCTAACATCCTTTTTAAGAACTTTGGTACACATTGCACCAGTTGGTGAGTTTACAAATTTGGCTTTTTCTACAACATCAAATTGATCTTTATATTTAGCGCACCGTCTACGTTCAACAGTAACACCCAACCATTTTTCACAATCAGAAATAAATCGTTGATTGTCTTCGTGCGCGGAATCAATTTCGATATAAAATAACCTTACATTGTCTTTTCCATATTCTTCGATGGCTAACTTACAAGCAATAGCAGAAGTTACACCACAACTAAACCATCCTATTTTCATATTTCAAATGTATTAAGCAAATGCATATTTTCCGAAATTCTTTTTTAATTCATAAAAGGAGCGCATCATTATTGCATCAGCAAAGTCGGGAGACATCCCAAATCTTTTCTTTAAATCTTCTTTGTTAGTCACTCGCAGTTTTTGGTCGCTATCCAGTTTCTCGCGTCTTATCATTTCGAGTTCCTTTACAATGGTATCTTTGTGCTGACTATTAAACGTGATTGAGTTGTTGGTAATAAGTTCACCAAGTTTAAAGTAACAATCCGATTTCAAGTTAAGGTAGTTTTCGCGAACCGATTTTGATCCGTTAAGAAACCCTTTGCAATGTAGATAATCTTTGCAACCTCCGCCTATTCCATCTTCATCGACCAGGACATTAGACAATAACACACCATTGCTTTGTGCCATTTGTCTAATCGTATCAACAACTTCGTTAATCGGTTTGTGTTTTAACACTACAAATTTATCTGCGTGTAGTCCATCCCAAAGTACAATGACCGTTCTATCGTCACCCATTCGCGCAATATCCGCAGTAATGTATTTGGTTGTGTTCTTTTGCTGTGGTTCACGGAAACAACGCAATAAATCATCGTAATGATACAAGCGGTCTTGTGTCTCGTCATAATCCCAATCGCCATCTAAAAGCCTTTTTCGGTCAATCTCGGGTAACATTCGCAAGTTTTCGAGATATACAGGCGAGATGTGAGGATTATCCGTTGGCAAGGCTTGGATAAACTCCCTATCTTGTCTTAAAGTACCATTTCTTTTTGCATCGTAAAATTCATTGTAAAGCCAACCTTTGTGTGGGTTGCAGGTCAACAATCCTTTCGGCTTATCATTAACCAATTTGTAACGTACACGAGATGCAAGAATAGCTATACACTTTTCGCTTACCTCACCTGCTTCATCAACAAAATAATCGGTTATCTCTAACGAACCAAATCTTTGAAACTCTGGGTCACTCGGCATATCCGCCAAGTCCATCAAGATAGTTTGACTACCATTGAACCAATTTATAACGTGGTCTTGTCCGTTGTAGGTAAAATGTTTTCCTGCAATTAGTCCATAGTTAGCGCAAAGTTCAAAGAAAGTAGCCATTGTACTTAATCGCAACTTCTTTAATTCTGCACGACCAATAAGACCGCGAGTACCTGCGTACTTTAACCGCCTTTTAATTTGCCAGTCACAACCGAGAAAACTTTTTCCGCCTGATGCAGCTCCGCCATACAATACTTGCCAAATGTCGCTATCAACTGATAGATACGATAACGCAAGTTTTTGCTTTTCGTTATATTCTATTTTACGTGTTGCCATCTTCTTAAAATTACATCTTTAATAGTGTGAGGACTAACTCCATATTCTTTCGCTAACATTTCACGAGTGTAAATTCTTGGCTTAAACTTCAATCGAATTTCTTTTACTTGTTCTTCGTTTAGTTTAGCAGTTCCAACTTTTGATCCCTTAACGAAATTTGTACATATTGGTTTTTTGATTCTGCCATTATTGTAAGAATGTAATGTGTTTTCTTTTGCAGTTGTCCATTCTAAATTAGATACCGCGTTGTTATCTCTTACAAAGTCAATATGGTTTACCTGTAATTTATTCAATGGGTTTTCAATCCAAGTTTGCGCTACTATACGATGAACCTTAATTGTTTTTAATTTATCATCTATCAATAACATTGTGCGATAATAACCATTAGCATCCTTTGCAGGTTTCATTATAGAACAACGTTTAGAACCACGATAGCCAGTTGTCAATAATCTACCCATATTGCTTACTAAATATCGGTTATTTGTATTAGGAACGTATCTCCATTCCTCATTAGGCAAAGAATCTAATTCAATTCCTAACTGATTTAATGTGTAATTCATAGCACTAAAATACAACATTTATACTTTGGTTGGGCATACAATGTATAAAAGATATAAACATTATAACTTCTCAATTATTCGTTGTTGTAGTATATGACTATCCATAATATCCGCGTAAAGATGGCGCATTATTCCCTGTCTCACATCGTGTTCGAAGTCCGACTTTTCTTTTGACTTCATCCGCGTAATGGCAAAGTTTGACAGGTTGCGTTCGTTTGTAAGTTCCTGATAAGCCAAGAAACGAAACTTTTTCCAATCTTCATCCGACCACCATTCGACATTTAGAATGTTTCTTTTTTCCATCATTCGCATCATAGATGGCGCAAGTAAACCAACTTCGATTCTCTTTCCATCTTTCCAACGTTGCACATCAAGTAAAAACATTTCTTTAAAGTCTACTGGCTCATCGTCTTGCGTTGTTGTACCGATTACCAACTTTGCTTTCTTTCTTTCGATGTCAAGATTCATTTGCATCTTGTAAACCTTATACGCATTCAATACATCACTTAAAAACTGAATAGACATTAGACCATAATGCTCAACTCTTTTCCACGTTTGACCAACTGCATTTAGTTGGAAGGCTAAACCAAGTTCACCAATCGTAAAGAACCTGTAGAATTGTTGAGTTGTGTCGTATAACAACTGCGTTTCTTCTGCTGAAGGTAGTTCTTTGATTCCACTTATAACGATTCCTTTTGCAATTAAAGCCTTGAACATTGGCAAGGTACTGTCTTGTATTTGCGTTTGTTCAAGCGCGTGTAAATAGGCTTTTTCGTCAACTGTTAAGCCATTGTTGTAGGTCTGCCCTTTGTACTCTACCAAGTTTTGATTCATAATTGTTATTGTTATTTGTTACAAATTCGTGAAGTTTCCAAGCGGATCGCATGGCTGCTTTCCAATCTTTCATTTTCTTTTTACCATAATACCAATTCGTATTGGTGTAATGGCTAATAAATACCTCTGCAAAATTAAGCGCATCTTCAGAAGACGCAGACGGAATGCGTTCCAAAAAGTATTCCCCCACCTCCTCCATCGTTGGAGGAGAAAATGATGTTCTCGGTGTCTTGGACTTCGATGACATCAACTGCTCTTCGAGTAATTGTACTCTTAAGGTCAAGGATTTTAATGCTTGTTCTAATTGTTCGTTGTTCATTTAAACGTTGTTTTAAAATACTACAATCATATTCTTTATCCAGAAGCATCATTGCCTCGTCAATATAGGCTCGGTAAATAGCATCAACCTTATATAAGTCAACCATTTTCTTAACCGCGTGTAGTATTGTCGCGTGGTCTTTACCGCCTATTATCTCACCTATTTTTGATAAGCTATACTTTGTCCCTGCATAAATTAATAAGGTCGCAAGATAACGCGCATCAATGATAAATCGTTCACGTGACCGAGAAAAAAATTGTTTACGTGTGACATCGTGAGTCCTGCAAACAAGGTCGATTACCTTATCTTCAAA